GTTTTAGATGCGTATAAATGTCTTTGGCACGCCATTATAGCAAGACCAGAACTTATAGATGCATCAAACTTTGTTCTTTTGTTAATATCAAATTTAGCCCAGTCTTCTAATGTTCTTTGAAAGTACATTCTACCGCAATCTCCGTTTTCTTTTAACCCAACATGAGTTTCAATATAACTTTCGATCGCAGCCGCATGGGCTTGTCTTATATCTTCTGAAGTATTAGGTATACCACCTAATTCTTTTTCTGTTACAGATAATTTATTTCTAGGTCTATCGGGTCTGTTCATTGAATATCCTCTATAGCCTCTTCTTTTGATATGATATAATAATCTAGGTTTATTATTTTCAGCAAGTATTGGCATGCCATAAAATATCATTGCCATAAGTACATCTTCAAAAAATATTTCAGCTGTTTGTGGCCTAGCAACGTACTCTAAAAAGAATTGACTAGACGGCACGTCCGAAAGCATACTAAAAGTAGTAAGCCCGTGAAGTGCCCCATTAGATCCGCTGCCATCTGTTGTTCCGCTAATATCATAGCTATCACAACCAAAAGCGCCTAAATCTTTATTGCCTGGATATTTAATACCGTTTTTTACTATTATATTATTTTGCATTTCAACCGGCGGAAGCCATGATAATTTAAATCGGCCAGTTTTATTTGGATTAAATTCCACTAAAGAATCTTTAACCCCATTTTTCCAATTAAATGATCCGCGAGTTACGTAACCATTCAGGGTCATTTCTTCATTAAAATCTATTTGTTCGTATATTTTATTTAGATTGAATAAAGACTTTTCTATTTCATCTCTAAATGCGTGTTTTTCGCTTCTTGGGAATTGTCTATAAAATTCATTTAAAGCATCATTATTCCCTTTGAGTCCATCTGCTTCATTCTCCCAATGATCGATAACTCCATGTCTGACAAGTTCCCCGTCGATTCCTTCGACTGGTTTTTCTGGATTATCGAATACAGGAAATCCATATTTGTCAATGAACCCTTCATAGTTCCACTCCATAGGTATGAACAAAGAGTATAGTCCACTAGCAGTCTGCCCATTGCGGTTTCGGTTTTCAACTTTTGAATCATTGTATAATTTTTTAAAGTTATTACCACCTTTATCTAACGCGTTTGACGTAGACCCCATCATACACTTGCCAACAATTTTAGCTCCTAGTCTTAAACAGGTTTTAGTAACCCGCCAATTGTTAAGAATATTATCAGGTTTTTCCCATTTACCAGATTCATCGTGAACTAGTAATTTTAGTTTTTCACCATCATAACTGTTATCTCCTGTATTTTTCCAGTCTATTGTAGTGTCAAGCCCTTCGCCAACTTGTACCTCGTTTTGATCAGTTGCTTTGAGCGAATTTCTTGTAAGTCTTTTAGATGGTATTTTGTAGGAAAGTTCTGTTTTAGGTCTTTCCATCCCATCTTGTATTGGCTTAAAGAAGAACGGGTAGTTAATTGAGATAGGTACAATTTTATCGGTAAACATTTTTTTTGCATCACTACCGCTTTTGGATAATACCCCAAATCTTGCATCTTTTGATATTGTAGCTTGATTAACTGTTTCTGCGCTCGCCATAAAGGAGAAGCCACTCCGTCTATTTTTAAGGTAACACATTCCGTAACACCTGTAATCTGCCTTGCAAGCTTCCCAAAAATAAAAAAATATTTTATTTGATTGTCTAAACTCAGGTGCTCCAACGTCAATCTTTGTCCAGTTGAGGTACATATAATGCGTTCCTGTAATGTAGGTTGCTGTGCCGTTGCACATAAACCAGTAACCATCACTGCGAAAATCAAACTCTGAATTAATATATTCGTAATACTTTTCTTTAATTTCATCTGGATATAATTGAAAATCGTGTATTGATTTAATTTTTGATAGCGTAGCAGGTTTTAAGGTTTGCTTAAAAACTTGATCTTCAGGTTTTTCGCTATTTGAATATACTTCTTTTGGTATTGCAGGAAGTGCAATACGCAATCCTTGTACTTCAAAAATTTCACCTATTGTACCATCTTTGCTTATTACTATGCAGTCAAGATCGTCATTATAACCGTACTTGTAATTTTTTAGCTTATTATTTCTTTTTACATTTTTAGTAGACAAATGCGCAGAGTGTATAGCATATAGATTTTGTTTATACATTATTTAACTCTATTTTCTACACCGTAAAAACTATCCTTAGCAGTCTTTGGTGATTCGTTCATCATTTCATTTATTTCTTCTACTCTTTGTAAAAGCGCAATAGCATCTTCCATTGCAAGCCTATAAGCTGAGGCTGATATTTTTACTTTTTCAGGATCTAGTTCGTCTGGATCCATTCTCTTATTCATTACTTTTATTAATTCATCAATTGAATTTTCTGCAGCATTAAGAATAAGTTGTCGTTTCTTTTTTATGTCCATAGTTGATAGTTATGTCTGTTGATAAAATTCTATATAATTTTTTATCATCTATGTTAAATTCATACTCAGATTCTGGTGTAAAGCCTACAATGTCCCCACAGGACACTCCTAACGCGTTTAAATAGTCATTAGTATATGTAAGCACTCCTAAAAGTTTTTGTTCGCTCTCGGTACTCCATATGTCTTCGTTTTCTAAAGGTTCTACAAAACAATACATATTCGGGCAATGCCATTTGCCATTTTGATTATATGCAAACAACTGATCAGGCGACACTGAGTATCTGTCTTCATCTATATAATTACCTGAGTTTCTTTCATTACCCCTAACATCATACCATCTTCTAAATACATTATGATGTATTATAACTTTATCACCTTTTTTTATAGGAGTTTTAATATTTATAGGCGTACTTATTACTGTGCCGATTCGATTTACAAATTCGTAATCTCTTTCTGTTATTTCAGTATTTAATATAAGCTCTTTGCCTTCGACAGACGTTTTATTATTGTATCTGTCATTTGTTGATATAATATAATTGTATAATGACTTCATTTAATAATCTAGATTGTATTCTATAGACACAGCCATATTTTTATTGAAGTGTTTCCATGGCAATTGCGACCCCTTCTTTTCGATGTATATTTGATAAGAACCTTCTTCTTCAATTATGTCGCATATTGTGTGCCCACCATAAACCTCTTGGCCTACTGAATAATGCATAGCTTCATTTTTATAATCTTGGCCTATGCTTATTTTTCTAATTAATTTCATTCAATTTATTTTAGTATGTCCATATAGTGGTTTCAGGAGCTTCCGGATAACCAATACCTACATGTACAAAATTATTTTTTCTTGATATACCTACGCGAGTGAATCCTACCTCAATAGCGGCTTTAACTAATTTAAAAGTTGCTTCGCCTCCTACGCATGCAATATCGACTGCTGCTCCGTAAGCGTGTTCGCCTGGTTTGGATTTCTTAGCTTCAATAGGATGCTCAGGACTTCTGTAAGTCGATGTTAATTTAATTGGATAGCCATATGCTTCTCTTAAATTGTCTAGCATAGCTAATAGCACCGGATCCATTTTATCAAATTCACTAAATTCAGATTCTTCGAAATATTTCATTTTTCACTTCTATCTTTTAATTTAATATAAATATTCATCCCAGTGTATATTATTGTCATAACTAATACTATAGTTTGCAAAGTGGGGTTAATGTTCGGTAATGCTGAAAAAGCTACCGCACCGACGTTTATGCCGTAAATTTTTAAATCGCTCATTATTTATGTTTACTGTTTCCAAATACTTTTTCTACTCCGCGAGATCCAAAATATCCTCCAATCACGATCGTAAGAAGACCGGTTATAGAATCTAATGGATAACCCATATACCAACCGGCTACATAACTAACTGTTAAGAATACTAAAGTTAAAGGGCGAACATTTGCCGCTAGCCAAGAACCTGAAGTTGCATCGGCTACCCAGCGTTTTGTCGTACCATCTATTTCAGCTCTTTCAATATCTAATTTTTTAAGTGCAATTTTTTTGTCTTCTTCGGACATATCGGATCCGCCTATAATAGCTTGTATTACGGAACCTACAGGTGTATCACCCGCTATTGCGCCTACGACGTTAGGAATTTTTTCTAATAAGAATTTTCCAACGCCGGTATCTTTAAAACGTTTTTTAGCCATTTAATTTAATTTAAATATTATTCTAAGTAGCTTGCTGGGATATTGTATAGAAAAACTCAGGGGTGCCATTGTCATCTGTACATACTATTTGTATAAAGTTTTTAGTTCCAGAACTATCATCATAATCACCACTTAGCTTAACAGCTTCTGAAGGGAAAGCAAGAGTATTACTTCCGCCGGCCCCCGTAGCAACAATTATTTTTACCATACCTATCTTATAATCTGTAAAAGAAAATGTTACTGCATGATTCGGGGTTATTCTAAATATTTGAGCACTATTCCAATCAACAGATACGGATGTTCCTGACACTAAATTTGCCGAAGTTGTAAATTCTGGCGCTATTACACCTGATGTTATTTTTGTTAAAGCCATAATTTTTTAAATATTTTTCAAGTCTTCCATCTTATTTAAATGCCATATATATGTATGTATCGTTCAATTTGTTAAATTCATTATCAGCACCATACTTTAGCCTAAAGCCATCGCTTTCAAAATCCATCAACCAGTATGATTCTGATGTGTATTCTACAGCATTTGCATTAGCTAATATTGTATGATAAGATGTGTTTACTGGGTCTCTTGCAGTATCGTGAATAAGCCATCCAGTATTACCTGTGTCTACATTTTTAAGCATTACAAAACTTGGCTTAAATCCATTTGACCCTGTCGATGTACCATCATCAGTTGTATAAATTTTATTATCAGTTGTACCATTACCTTCATAAGTACTTATCCTACTATATCCTGCAATACTTTTCCAAACGTAAGCTATATAATCACTTACGTTACTATTTACACCCTCCACTCCTGCTGTAGTTCCATTTATAAACCCAAAGGTGTTTGCATCTACATTTCTTATACCACCATCTGTGCTCGCGTTTACCTGTGCATTTCGTAAGCTTAAATACAACCAATACCCTGAAGTTAAATCTTTATGCCATACTCTCCAATGGTTAGTACCATCTGTTAAATCTTTTAAAATAATCATTTCAGCATCAGCAAGTCCGTGATTAACTGTGTCTGATATACCGTTTCCTCCTGTGTACTTAACTATACTGAACCCTGCATCTGTATTGGCTGATACTGATACGTTTGTAACTCCAGTTCCTGTTCCTGCAACCGCATCGCCTCCGCCTTTCCATACCCAAGCTACATAAGATTCATTGTTTTTGTTAGTATAGTTGGCAACGCTTGAGCCTGTTTTGGCAACAAATCCTGTTGCTTCAAAGGTATCTAAAAATCCATAAGTAGCATCATAAGCACCCTCTGCGTAAGTCGCATTTGAACTTAAAGCTTTTCCAGCACCTACACCTCTTACGGTATCATATAACACGTGGTCGTGTGCATCATCCCTTGCTTTTACCCAAACTAAATCGGGTTCAAATCCTACGTTAGAAACAAAATTAGTACCACCATTTCCTTCATACAACACCGCCTTAAAGTTAGATGTATCTACTTCAGGTTTTTCGTTGTAAAGTTCTGCTACTTGGCTATTTGAAAGGGCAGATGAAAATAATCTTGTTTGGTCTATTGAGCCATCAAAATTATATGTGCCTACATATCCCGTATAATATCCTACTTGAATTGCATTTGCAGTTTTTGTTCCTGTACCTAGAGTTTGATCTATAGCAGCAGTAGTATTTCCATCAAGATAAAGCTTTTGTGTATTATCCGAAGTGTCATTGACCAATACAAGATGATGCCAGTTTCCATCATTTATAGCCGCTGTGCCAGCTGTAGTGTAAACAAGACCACCTGTATAAAAGTTAGCTATGGAAAGTTTACCAGCCCCACCAGATGCAGAAGATTCCATTTGAATATAAAAACCATAATTAGACCCAAAATCAGATATTATAGCTGATTGGTTTGATGCTGTGGTCTTAATCCATAAAGACACGCTAAATGAAACTCTTGCTGTCCCATTAGCACCTATTCCCCCATCTGTTATAGTCATAAGACTACTACTACCATTAAGCACCGCAGCTTGACCAAAGCGACCAAATCTGTACTCAATGTTCGTGTCAGTTCCATCGTAAGCATATGTTATGTTAGTGTCTGTACCGTTATAATTTCCAGATAAATCTGTAGAATTACCATCTAATTGATATGTTGCAATTGCTGTTTGACCAGATGGAAAAGATAATGTATTAGTATCGCTAGCTGTTTCAGCATATAAATTTGATACATCTGCGGAGCTTAAGGCTACATTAAATAATCTTACTTGGTCTATTTTGCCATCAGTTGTATTTCTGTCTTGAACCCTACCCCCTATACCATCTGAAGTAAACGAAAGAGCTTGGGCATTCCCTGTATATGAGTTAGTGTCTCTTGACACTCCATCAACATACAAGTTTAGTCCGTTAGTTTTACTTCTTACAAAAACGACATGATACCACTGACCAGCTACAGCTGACGAATAAACGACATCCCTTATTGCTCCGTCATACAAACGAGCTGAAATACCACCTCCACTATTACCTGTGTTAAAGTTTATAAATACATCTCTCGAACCTGCTCCGCTAAACAAATAACCAGTTGATCCAGCCCCTAAACTATTTAAATTAACCCAAAGAGATATAGAAAAGTCGCTGTCATAAAAGCTACCACCTAATGTTGGAATAGATATATTGCTACTAGTTCCGTTAAATATCGCGCCTTCATTAAACTTACCACTTGATCTAGCTGAATCTTTACTATTATTATCTAATTTGTAATATGCAGTATTAGTAATAGGTAAAGCTATGTTGTCTGTAGTCGACGTATATGCACAAGCTATTTCACCTGCACCATTACCGTAAAGTTTTGAAACTTCACCAGAAGATAACGCTTTAGAGAATATTCTTACTTGGTCTATTTTACCATCTACTCCATTTGCGCCTGAACTATTACTTGCACCTATGATGTTATCATTACTTTGTGCCGAAACACTTGCATTTCCGCCTGTATAAGACAACACACCATTTACATAAATTTTAAAAGGATTACCTGCACTAAAAGTAATCACTAAATGATACCACTGACCCGCAGAGAAAGAAATTCCGTGGTCAAAATAATCGCTATCGCCAATATATGCTTTATTACTGTCAGTTGAAACTGCTCTAAATAAAATTCTATTTTCATAGTCAAATTCAACAACAGTCTGGATGCCATTTGTATCATCTAAATTAAACCAAGTAGAAATAGAATGGTCGTTTGCAGTTAAGATGTTATTTGGCACTACAATAGCACTACTACTCCCATTAAACCCTGCACCATAGTTTGATTTACCTCCTACCCCGAAGTCAACGTTAGTAGGTGTGCCATCATATCTATATGTTATATCTGTTTCTACACCATCGTATGCCGTAGTACCCATGGACTCTTTTGCGCTACCGTCTAAATTATAGTTTGCAATACATCCGAACAAATGTGTACCTACAGTTGAATTGTTTTCCTGCGATAACTGAGTTACTTGGGATTGTGTAAGCGCTGTATTGTATATCCTTACTTGGTCTATTTTGCCATTCCAATAATTACTAGAACTGTTAGCGCCTTGTGTACCAATAGTTAAATCTGCCCCGTCATTTTGAATAGTCGTATAAGAAGTAGCCGTAGTTTTGTCTAAAACACCATTAAGATAAATTTTCATTTCACTTGTAGTAAGTGTTACTACAACGTGAGTCCAACTGTCTTGAGGTATGGTTGATGTTGAAATTACTACTTGGGAATTCGAATCCGTTTGGTAGGCATAAAATTGAATTTTATTGTCTGAATATTTTCTAAATATCCATTGTCTATTTCCTGGACTACCCTGGTCTCTTTTAGCCGCTATGCCCATTGACGTGCCAAGCACAGCGGGATTTACCCACGCGCTAATTGAACCAGTCATATTAGCAAACCCAAAAGCATTAGCAGAAGAATCTTCAACTACTATTTTACTACTACTGCCATTAAATATAGCAGCTTCACCAAACTTGCCTGAAGCCCCTCCAGCATCTGAAGCGTCATAGTCTAAACCATATAAAGCTACGCCACTTCCGTCTTTAAATATATCTGTCGTATCTGTAAAACACGGACGTGAAAACGTATTAATTAATTGTGATGATCCTATCATAACCAGGGAAAACTACTTGTTTCAGTACCTACGTTTAAATTAAATTTGTTTTGTATTTCGTATTTAGCCATTTCTTCTCTAATACCATCAGTATACCAATCAATTAAATTTTGTTCAGTTAAGTTTTGGTATTCTATAAAAGAATCTTCAGAAGGCATATCTAATAATAACTCTTCATCTACATAATGTGATTCTCCGCCTTCTGTACCGGTAATACGTATTTTAAAACTTTTTATATTATTTAAAAAAGTATCGTTGTGCTTTTTTAATAATAATACTTGATATGTATATGAAATCATAGTTTATGAATATGCTGTTATTTTATAAGATGGTACTACAAAATACTCTGTACCTGTATTAAGCCAATAATCAGTTTGGTGTAGATAATAATTATAAGTTGAAGCGTGATAGCATCCCGCTCTAATTTTTATGTTTTTAGGAGCATCCCAAGTATTTACTGTGCCGCTAGCAATATTGTCAGATTGGCCGTTAATTTTAATTTCAAATCTAACATTTCTAGTTTGAGTACTTCTTTCGTATACAGTGTATCCATAGTCAAACCATTGAAGCCTTGATGTATTTACGTCATATCCGTCAAGATTACCCAACATAGAGCCTAAGGCGTGGTAATTAGCCGCCCGGTCATGGCCTTGTAAAAACCTATATTCAACTACAACTTTTGTAGTGCCGCTAGGCGGTTGGTATGCTAATGTACTGTTTGTTACATCCGCTAAAGATGTAGAAGTAACATTTTGTAAAGCGGTACAATTAGGGGCTGTAATATCGCCCTGGGTTGTCGTAATAGTTTGTCCATCGCAATTAAAAGACAGCTGCTCTAAAACATTACTAGATGTAGGCGCTGGAAAATGTGTTGATAAATTACCCATATTATTGTCCTATTATTACCCAGCCGTTGGTTGCGTCAGAGTATATTAATTCAAAACTTGCAGATGCTGTATCTAATGTAAGATCAGATGCGCTACCCATTATATTACTACCGTTTCTAGCAAGCACACAAGTTGCAACTCCAGATCTATTTGAAATCTTTATAGAGTCACCCGCGCTTGGGCTAGCCGGCAGCGTTAATGTAAGATTTGCTGTAAATACATAAAGATTATTTGCTGTAGCTGTGGTATTTGAACTTATTACATTAACCCCCATCGTAGAGGCAACAGTTACTGCACCTGTTTGACCATTTACACTTGTTACAGCAGATGTTACAGCACCTGTATTTCCATCAACGCTTGTTACAGGGCTTGTTGTTAAATTAGCTCCTGATACAGATATTACTTCAACTGTTTCACCAACCTCAGCGCCTTCTGTTAATACTATTCTTGTTGGGCTAGTTAGTAAGTTATAATTTGTTTTAGCTTGATATACGCCCTGTACAAAGACCATTGTAAGTTCTTTTGCACTAGGCGTTCCGTTTGTAAGTGTAAAACTGGTTTGACCCGCGGTAGCCGTAAATGAATCTGAAACTAAAGTTGTAGTAACAGCATTAACAGCAGCAGGAGCAATAGTACCCGTTGTTTTAACTTCTATATAAGCTCCAGCGTCTGGAGCACTTGTAAATGTTATTTGCGATCCAGCAATGCTATAAGCATTTTTTTGCTGGTATACACCGTCTATATATACATCTGTATGGTTCTCGCTAGAGGGCGTTGTGCCTAAGGGCGAAAACTGCGTATCTGTTCCGTTTCCAGTAAACTGGTCTACAAATACAGAGCCTACTTCTGTTATACTTGACACAGCTGTGGTGTGAACAACGTGTACGTTGTTTGTACCTAGTGCGGGTATTGAACCTGCAGCAAATGTAACATTTGCACCGCTTACCGTATAGTTTGATGGGTATTGATAAACACCACTTACATATACAGATATGTTGTCAATGTCTGCAATTGTATCAGCCAGCGTGAATGTGGCTTGAGAACCAGTACCACTAAATGTTTGTTTTACTATTTCGCCACTGCCACCACCAGAACCAGCAATTGCACCCCATTCTGTAGTATAGCCTTCAAATTGCTCGTCTGTGGCATTGTATCTAAACATACCAGCTGCACCTGTAGGTCTTTCTCCAGTTGTTCCTACTGGAACTTTAATAGCATCTGTCGCATTTCCTGCATCTATTGCTACGGTTGGGGCTGTTTCTTTTACCCCTATTTGCCCAACTAATATTGGGGCAAGTTGAGTGTCGCTGGGACCACCAGGTCCAGAAGAACCATTCGAAACATAAAATTTGGATGTGGAAGTAGCTACCCTTAAATCTGTATGGTTATAAAGCTGACCAAATAACATGTCTCCGTAAGAGTTACTTATCTTAATCCCCGAATCAGCTATATGCAAGCCTCCATTTCGACTAGGATATTGAGTGTTTATACCTACAGCAGTGTCTGTAACAGTAAGTAAATTAGAAAAAGTAGAATTACCGTAAACATGAAATTTCTGATTAGGTGTTGATGTGCCTATCCCTACATTTGTGCCAGCGTCAGCTACATAAATAGTATTGCTATTAACATTAAGACCTGTTGATTTCACTACTCCCGATACGTCTAATCTTTCGCTAGGGGAATTTGTACCCATTCCTACATTAGGACTCTGATTAGAATTTATAAATAAGCTATTTTGATCAACTACAATAGAGTCCGACTGTATAAATCCACTAACATCCAAGGCTTCTTGTGGACTCGCAGTACCTATTCCCAGCCTATTGTTACTAGAATCCCAATGTAAATTTGTATCATTTGTCAAAGTGTCAGCCCCTGACCAAATAGCTAATTTATTAGCCGCTCCGGTTCCTGATATGCCATCTCCGTTTTCCCAATTACCGGTAGTGCTATTATATTGTAATATTTGATTATTAGCTACACCTGTTATATTTACATCAGTTAGGTCGCTTATTGCAGCGTCTGCAGCAACCCCACCCAAATTAGTAGCTGATAAACTTCTAAATATACCGCCTGTTAAAATTTTAGCTTGCGAAGAATTACCTAAATCTGTAGCATTACCTTTAACGACTAAAGCGCCTAAGTATATAGCTTGAGTAGATGTATTATCTGCTTCTTGAAAGTTTTCTAATAAATAATTTTTTTCAGCTTCGTCAATACTTGCGTATTCTGCTTTACCATAATATGTAACTATTACATTAGTATTATTTGGAAAATGAAATAATCTTTGCACAGTATACTGACCAGACGAGGTTGTAGTTAAAGTACCGTTATTATCGTACTTGGTGGGGTCTATTGATGCATATCCCGCACCTCCTGTTCCGTCATCTTTTGTAAAGCCTGTAGCCGTACTAGAATACCTGTGGAACGCAGGAGTGCTTGCATTATCAGAAACTAAATTAGGCTCTTCCGCGTCGACTTCATAATTTCTACCAACCCCAAAAGAAATACCAGCTGATCTATCAAGCGCTAGCGTATTAGTGCTATTTACAGTAAGTAAGTGTCCTGATTTTTTTAGTGGGCCAAATATTTCTACGAACTCCGCAAATGTGTTACCGTTTGAATAAGAGGGCCTAGGAAATGTTTTTACAAACCTAATTACGTTTTCAGAATGTATAACTGATCCTATGACTATATTACTTCTCCAAAGCGATGGCGATGGTGTAGTTAGCGTTTGCTGAATTGTACCGGTGCCGTCTACGTATATCCATGTATTCAACTGATCAGAATTTCCCGCATTACCTAAAGTATGCGTTATAGTAGTAGCCGCCCAGCTTACTTTTTTAATCTCAGGGTGTGGGTCTGAGTTATCTTTATTTAATATGTTTATTACACCGTCTCCAGCTGCAATATCAAAAGTAGTGTTAGTATTTGTTGATAATTCACCTCCATTTAATATACCGGTAGGAATATTTTCGGTTAAATAATCAATGCTTAAATCGTGCCCGTGATAACGAAAATGAAGCGTATCGTGCCCATCTTCTGTGGAGTAATATATCCCGTTATCAAAAGTTGGGGTAGAAGATTGAGATGTTATAAACTCAATAGTATCATCTACTTGTATGCTGTTAAAATCTACATCGTCAGTTGTGGCTAAGCCTTGATCTATAGCTTTTACTGCTGTTTCGTTAGTTAGCTCCGAATCCATCAAAGCTCCCGCTGCAGTTACATTAGCTGTATCAGTTACGTCTGCATTAGAC